CCGCGTGCAGCTTTTTGGCGCTTCGCCTAAGCCCTTGTTTGCCCCCAACTTTCCGTGAAGAACCAGCAAAGTTCTCCTTCGCTCCACCGTTCAGAGGCGCTGCCCTTTATCCCAGCGTGATGCTGACCGCGCCATCCGGGCTGACATTCAGTTTCATGCACAGCAAGTATCGCTTGTAAAACGCTTCCTTCTCCTTGTCCGTCATCATAATCCACGAGTTTTGCAGCGCCGTCTCCATCATCTCGCGAACGTTGAATGGTTTCGTGCTTTCTCCCGCCAGCTGCTGATTGATTTGCTCCTGAATCGCATTGATCAGCGTACTGGTTTTGATGTTGTACGACGCCGCCGTGCAGAAGTCGTCAATGAAGCAGAACGGGATTTCATGCCGCGCCAAGGTGTCCATGATGGCCATGCCCGTTTTGCCCTTCTCCAGCATAACAAGGAAGCGGACGCTGTCCAGCTGGCGAATCATCGCCCAGTAGTCGCTGTCCGACGAAACAAGGATGACCGCATCCACGCCGGAGGTATACACTTCGCGGCTTGTCCGCACCGCCAGCGCCATATCACACTGCGATTTGTTCTGGTTCAGCCGCTCGACCTTAATATGTTCCAGCTCAAGGTTCGCTTTTTCATCCACCGCCGTAGAGAGCGTGCGGTCAACCAGCGTTTTCCATTGTGCCGTTGTATACTCGCTGTCAAACAGAATCACCTTGGATATTTTGCCCAGCTGCTCGGTCGGGAGGCTGCTCAGCGCCGCCGCGAGCTTCACGGCATCCGAATTTTCGCAGTCCACCGCAATCAGGCATTTTTTGCACTGCCCCAGCAGCCTGCCCAGATTGCGCATCGTGCTGTTGCCCGCATCGCGCACCAGCGACAGGTTTTCAAAGCGGTCTTCGTGGCGTTCATAGAGAATCGTTACGAATTTTTCATCATTATAGAGGATATTGCCCTTGCTCTCCGGGCTTGTGGAAACGGCATCCCAGTTAATCCAGCAATGGAACGGGTAGCGGCGGGTATCGCTTTTATAGTATTCCCCTGCTTTTTTGATACCATCTTTTTTCGTCCCGTTCGGCATCAGGAAAATGGGTTTCACATAGTCCCACTTCACCCATTCCGGGAAAAAGCGCGCCACTTGATTGATTCGGTTGCTGATTTCACAATTGATGCTGATAATGTATTCGTCAATATCCGGCTTTGCTTTGTAAATTCTGACGCCGTCCTGTTCCAGCTGCGCCACCGCTTCTGATGGAATGAGGTTCGGCACGCTGCCGATATTGCGGAAGCTCATGCGAAATTCACTCACAATGGCTGGATAATTGCGTTCCATCGCCGTGCGAATGCGGCACAGATTGCGAATAATGCGCGCCTCTTTGTGCGCGTCCAGCTCTTCGTAACTTTTCAGCAGAAATGGTCTTGCATTTTCTTCGCCAAAGTTTTCTTTGTCGATGCCAATGAGGTACGCCATCGGCGACACCAGCGTGTACGTTGAATTCTGGAACTCATTGTAGATGATTTTCTTGTCAAGCGGCGATAGCTTTTGCTGATTTTCCGGATTCTCATCGTCTATTTCAAGTGCTTGAACGAGTTTTGATAAATCAGCGAGATTATTGGAGGTGATTGTTTTACGCGCTTTCGGCTGGGTTTTCGTTTTCTTTGCCATGTGGAAGACTCCTTTTCTGTATTTTTTTGTTCATTTCCATCATACCATTTTGGCGGCGGCATTGCAAGGGCAGCAGCGCACAAATATATTCCTGCTTTGCGCATTGTTTTTCCCGGAAGTGTTTGACAAAAACTGCTCGATAGTTTTATTTTTCTTGACAACAGATTATTATGATGCTGTACTATTATTAACATTAGATACACACAAATTGATTATATCGGGAGGGTTTTCTGTATGGAATACGTCACCCACCTCCGCGAGGACGGCAGCTATCAGCCGCTCAACAATGCAGTGGGATGATGTGGTCAAGAAGGCGGCTTCCACGAAGAAAAAAGTTGCATGGCGTGTGGATATGGTCAATATCTTGTGGATAAAAAGAAAAAACCATCTACATTTTGCAATGCAGATGATAAAAAGTGTCGAAGTGGCGGGATTCGAACCCGCGGCCTTTTGGTCCCGAAGCGCCTCAGCGTCTCTGACGCGCAGTTGGCGCATTCATGAGTGCCTGTGCGCTCGTCACCGCTAACATGTCTGCATTTTATCATGCGTTGTTCTTTGCTGTCAACATTTATTTTTTTATTGCTTGCATTCTTTCGCAGTGCGGCGCTTGCGTTTACTACCGCACGTTCTACCCCGCACGCTCCGCATTCTTCCGTGATGTATTTCAGCGTCCCGCGCTATCTGTCACAACCGTCACAACTGTGATGCGATTTTTTTCTTCTATGATATGCGCCCTTCTTATGAAACTGGCACATTATAATTATTTTCTGTCACATTCAAAGAAAACTGTCACACAGAATAAGCCCACCCCCTAATTTTTCAGGGCCCACGCTGTAAACGCTTGAGCCTCTCCCGGTGTAGCGTTCCCCTTTGAATGCTTTTCCCACCGGGGGGGATGGGCTGAATTTCTCGCAGTCGAGTGAAATCAAAACCGTTTTGGTGCGTATAGCTGCGCCTGAAACGTTCAAAAATTGTGTGCTTTCTCAAAAACCGCGTCGCCCGCACCCTTATTTATCGCACTCTTTTCTCCGAAGGCTGGAAAGCCAACGAAAAAAGCGGCAGCCGCCGCCCAATCTGGGTAGCCGCTGCCGCCTTGCTGTATGAAGTTACTGAATCCCGTCGCTGTCCGTCCATGGCTGCGTGTAGGTCAGTGCCCGCTCGCTGTCGCCGGTGCCGGTGGTCGTCGGGTCGGTGACGATGCCCAGAATCGCCAGCACCGTGAAAATGGCGTTGACCACCTGAAGCAGCTTGTCGCCGATTTCCCCCAGGTCAATGCTTACGCCAATCAGCGCGGCCACCGCCTGAACCAGCAGCAGCACCGCCGGAATGAGCGCCACCCAGAACGCCTTGTTCTTAACTCGCACAAGCCAGTTGATTTTCATCTCGTTCACCTCCTTCGCCTTTGCGTCGCTCTCATCAGCCCGCCGTGCTGTCAGGCGGATGATATGGCGCAGCCATCTGATCCAGCCGATGGTGCGCGCTCTCGACGCTGCTCTCCACTCTGGCAAGCCGCTCCGCATAGCCGTCCAGCCGCTCACGCATGGCGCGCTGTTCTACGCGGATGTCATCCACGCCGCCCGCAATGCTGTCCAGCTTTGCGTGTACCTGCGCTTGGCTTGCAGCCTCGCCGCGTGTGTCACGTCGTGCGCCAACCAGCAGCGCAATGAACGCCACCAGTAGGCTGCCCAACGCAATGATAGCCCCTGTTTCCATGTGTCCAGCTCCTTCCTTTGGCTTTATTTACCTTCTTGCTTTTGCAAGCTGGTATCAAGAAAAGAAACTGCCCTGTACCCCCCCGTCGGGCAGCTCAATCCGCTGCTGGCATAGGGTGGGTCGCTGATGACGGCGGACAGTTCAGCGCCTTCCAGCTTCCGCAGCTCTATCAGAGCGTCCCCTTGAATGGCTACCCATCCGTCCGTCAGCATGTTCACCAGCTCGCCGCCGTTCATCCCCGTCCGCCCTCCGCACTGGCCGCACCCGGATAGCATTCCAGCAGATACGCCGCCGTTGCAGCGTCCAGCCCGCGGATCGTCACCGTGTAGGTGTCGCTGTCCGTGCTTTTCTTCGCGCCTTCCAGCGCTGCCCACGTCTGTGCGCCGACAATGCCGTCCACGCTCAGCCCGTTGATTTTCTGGAAGTCGCGCACCGCCGCTTCGGTTGCCTTGCCGAAAATGCCGTCCGCATCCAGCCCATAGGCCAACGCGTTCAGCATCTCCTGCAAGGCGCGCACCTCTGCACCTTTGCTGCCCCTCCGCAGCGTGATCCGCTTCGTCCCGGTCTCCTGCGTCTGCTGCTCACCCGCTGCCGCTTCGGCGGACGTGTCGCCGGTGCCGTAGTCGATTTCCTTGAAGTAGCCCGCGTGCGTCCAGCCGTTGGCCAGCGTAGACCCTGCCACCCTGCCCATGGAAGCGGAAGAATGCACGACGTTGCAGGCGCGTTCCCGCCCCTTCTTGTCCACATCCGTCAGGGCGTTTTCACCCGCAAAAAGCCCGACATGGCTGAAATTTCCCAGCCCGTCCGCGTGATACTTCGCTGGATAGCTGCCCCCATCTTCGTGAATGAACAACGCCATGCCCACCTGAAGCCCTGCCTTCTTCGCCTCGCTGAGCGGCATCAGCCCCGTCACGGCCCGCGCCATGGCGTTGCTTCCCGCGTAGTCCATCTTTCCGCCGCAGGCACGCACAGCCGCCTCAATCATGGCTTGACAGTCCATTTCCTGATAGCTGCGCTTCTCCTGCGCATACTGGAGCGCCTGTGCTGCCACCTGCGCCCCTGTCGGCTTTGCCATCGTCATGTGCTCCTTTCAATGTCCGCCAGCAGCTCGCGCCGCTGCCGTTCCAGTTCGCCGCTGTCCGTCTCGATGCCGTGCATGGCCAGCAGCTCCGCTTGCTTGCGGATGACCTCCTGCGCCCCGTCCAGCATCCGGCACAGCCGCTCGATGATCTGCAAGTGGCTCATGTCCTGCCGCCTCCCGCCATCGCGCAGCCAAAGAAATAGCCCAGCAGAAACGTGCTGGGCAGTATCCAAATCAGGTGCAGCGGATTCATGCCTGCGCCCCCTGTTCGTCGTTTTCATCCTTCGGCATCTCCGGCCAGACAATGCTTGCCGGGAAGCCCTCCTGCTGCGGCACGTCCAGCAGCGCCTGCCGATACTTCGCCCAGTCGCCGCGCAGATACTGCCCCAGCTGCTTGAAAAAACCCAGCCACGCGGAAAAGGTTGCGCCCTCCGGCACATCCAGTCCGGCGCGGAAAATGCTGCCGTGCGCGTCCACTTCTTCCAGCAGCTTGTTGCGGATGCCTCTGGCAATGCCCTGCGCCCCGTCCATGTCGCCCAGCTCAACCGCAGATGCAAGCGCCGTGCGCATGTTTTCCAGCTGTTGCGCAGCCTGAATCTCTGCCGCCTTTTCCCGGCGTGCTTCCTTGATTTTGTCGTTCGGGTTAATGATTGTGTTCACGGTGGTTCCTCCTTCATGATGTCGGTATAGGTTCGATCCATCTGCTTCAGCAGGTTGCGCGTGTTCTCGCGCTGCGCGTTAGCCTTCCAGCAGCGCTATCTCTTCCACCATCAGCCCCGTCCAGTATTCCGCACGGTCGCCGCTCAGGTGCAGCACCGTATAGGCAAGGTCGGCGCAGCCCATCAGCGCGTCCAGCTCATTGGCTTCCCGGAAGGGTGCAATCACTGCCATGGAGTTCGCTCCTCCATGCCTGTGCGCCTACCGGCGCAGGATGATTTTGATTTAATAGATGGGAAAAGCTGCCAGCACGCCAACACTGATGCTCGCATGGCCGCCGCTGAGGCTGCCGTCCGTGTCCACGTAGCGCACGTTGGTGCCGTACCCAGTGTGCGGGGTGCGCAACCAGTACCAGCGCGGTGCGCCGTTCAGTAGGTAGATGCGGTCGGCGTTGGTCGCTCCGGCGAAGAAGGGATAGGTCTGCCCCTCGGTAACGTTGTTTTCATGGCCGTATCCCATCTCGTCCCGGCTCAGCAGCCACACCCGGTCGCGCACCACCTCGCTGCCGCCGCCATCCGTCACGGTGTTCAGCGCTACGGTCTTATCCACCTCGCCAATGGCGGCGACCAGTCCTTCGTCCAGCTTTTTCAAAAAGCCGTCACGCGCTGCG